ATGTGCAAAGAATTTGCAGATGGTTGGGATGTCAAAATGGGTAATAAATACATCAAAATTGCATCAAAAATCAGTGTTTGGGGATTTGTTGTCAATGTTGATAATGACAAAAAATTTAAGAAAGGTGATGTTCTAATGTCTGCTGGGTGGCGTGGCCCTGCTCGAAACAAAGCAAGAGGAAATGTTCTTGAAGGTGGATTTGGTATTGAATGGACGGGGCCAAGATATTTATAAAATAAGTTAGTATTTGTATTGACAATTGGTGGGTATCTATGATATAATAGCTGTATTAATAATAATAAAAAAGGTGAATAAATGAACATTTCATTAGGTACAAAAATTATTGGTTATTTTGGCACAGAAGTCGAGATAGCAGAAGGTGTGATTGTTAAAGAGACACTTTCAACAACCAGTAAAAGGAGTGAAGAGTTTTGTGAAGTTAAGTGGGATAATGGCGCTAACACTTGGATCATGAAGAAATGTATTAATAAAGCCGTTGGTAAATTGACTCCAATTGGGTATTATACCGCAGAGGTATATTACGCATGAAACAAATTATGAACAACCTGTTAAGGCACTATATGTACCAAGATGTTGCAGTATTTCATACTGATGAAGAAGGAAACAACGATATTGTTGCATATGTTTCAGTCAACAAAAACTTACCACTCACTAGAAAGTTAGAAGAAGCATTTATGAAAACTAATACAATCAATAGTGCTTGGTGGAGAAACGAAGAAATTACCCCAATGTTTGCAGGCAACTCTTGCCGCAGTACTAGCGTTGGTGATGTAGTAGAAGTGGATAAGAAAAAATATAAATGTAATCCTGTAGGGTGGAAGGAAGTATGAAAAATCAAAATATAGTAATGGTTGGACTCATAATGTCCACAATTGTGTTTGCTTCTGGTGTTCGTGCAGACCCCCTCAAAAACCCAATGCCTTGGCTTGTTCCTCAAATCTATAGTGCCACAATGGGCCCAATTGGTGGGGGTTATACACCTACTGACTTTGCTATTGCCAGAGGTGATATAAGATCAGTTCCTAAAATAAGAATTGTACAAGATGTGCTGAAAAAGTCTGGTGTTGATACAACAAAAATTTTAAGATGGTTTAAATAGAGGTATAATATAATGATAAAAGCATTACTAATCGTAACTGCGATGTCGTCTGGTGGATTTGAATACAAAACTGAAATGCCGAGTATGGAATCGTGCATGGAAGCTAGAACATTAGTTCAAAAACAAAACGCTGAAGTGAGTACTTTATGTGTTCCTTACAATAATGGGCAAAGTGAAGACCCTGAAAAAGAAATACGTGGAGTTTTTGATTTGTTCTTTAATTTAATAGAAAGAGTAGAACAAATTGAAAGAAAGGAAGGGTGTGTTAAAGAAGGATTATAAATAAAAGTATATGGTAACATTAACAAAATTAGCAAAAGAACATTTAAAGAGCGAAGCCAATGACGGTTTCGTTACGCTTGGTATAAAGTCAGGCGGTTGTAATGGATTTGAATATGTGTGGGGAATTGCAAACAAGGATAATCGTGAGCAACCATGCTTAGAACCTGTTGAGGGATTCTTATTAATAGACCCCGAAGCAGAGTCATACCTTGTTGGAAGTCAAGTAGATTACATCACTGAGCTCGCTGGGTCATTTCTCAAGGTTTCAAATCCATCTGCAACATCATCTTGTGGCTGTGGAGAAAGTTTCGGTGTTTGAATACAATTGTAAAATCGTAAAAGTAGTTGATGGTGATACGGCTGATGTCGATATAGACCTAGGCTTTGGTGTTTGGTTAAAGAAACAGAGAATACGTTTCTATGGTATTGATACACCAGAAAGTCGCACCAGAGATTTAGAAGAAAAGAAATATGGACTGATGGCTAAAGAGATGGTGCTTGCTCACCTTCCTATCGGCTCCACACAAATTCTACGAACACATAAAGATGGCGTTGGCAAGTATGGAAGAATTCTAGGTTCATTCGTAGTGGATGATACAACCCTAAATCAGATGCTCATTGATACACATAATGCAGTAGCTTACTTTGGGCAAAGTAAAGAAGATATTGAAGACGAACATATTGTGAACAGGAGTTTGGTGGAGAGTTGATACAGGCAAAATGAGTTTCACCTTTCACTATGGAAAAACAATTGAATATCAATAATATTTTCTCATCACCAATAGCATCTTTAAATTTAGATTTTGATACAGAAACAATACAAAACTATTGCTATGAAACAAAATTTGAAAATATTGGAGTGCAAATCTCAAATATAGATGGGTGGCAATCAGATGACTTAGTTTTTCCAAATCCATTAAATAATATTGCTCAAACAGCTTGTAATGTTGGGCAAACTTATTTTGAAAATTTAAATGGCAAGAAAGAGTATCAAACATTCTTAGATAATATGTGGATTAATATTAATCCTAAAGGTGGTTACAATATGCCCCACATTCACCCTAAGACATTTGTATCTGGAGTTGTTTATGTGAAGACACCACAAAACTGTGGTAAAATTTGGTTTATGCACCCAAGCGATGCTATAGAGTATGATTGGTTGTCTAAACCATATTGGAAAGAATACACAGAAAATACCTCACGATTATATTACATGAATGTGCAACCAAAAATGTTATATATTTTTCCAAGTTGGTTGAAACATGGTGTAGAGCCAAACACAAGTGATGAGGATAGAATATCTATATCTTTTAATATAGGATTAGAAGAAAAAAACATGAGTATGGAGAGTTAAGTTGATAAAAATTTATGATGATTTCCTAAATGACGATCTGTATGACCGACTAGGTAAAACCGGCATGACATTTTCGCAAGTACAATGGATTGGTAGATATGCTAAACCAGAAAATGCATTTCATGAGTTCGTAAAGAAACTGTACTTTCACGCATACCCAAATGTTGGTAGGCAAGATGGAATTATGGGTGCTACTGCTTGGTGGAATATTCGTCCATCTAATCCCAAGCCACACAACGATAGAATATCATACTGCACAGTAGATGGTGTAGACTATACACCAAAAGACATTCCAAAACAAACATTCATATACTACTTGAGAGCGCCTGACAAGGGCGGCCGCTTAGACATTTATACCCAACCACCCATTACAGATGTTAAAATTGGTAAGGAGCAATTCTTTTCATGGGCAGAACACCAAACAGATTCTATTGCACCTATCAATAATCGACTAATCTCATTTCCTTTTGATGTAATCCATCAGATACAGCCTTACGAAGGCAATCGTGTATCTATTGGTGCTATCTTTTGGAATAAGTTACCTTCCAACTATGGAGAGACAGACCCAATGGTCAATACGAGTTATGATAGGCCATGGGAAGTCAAATCGAACAAAGCAGGTACTAGAAAACTTACTGAACAATCCATACTACAAGGAGAAAAAAAATAATGAACCACTTTTATAAAATAATCGGCATTATTGCAACATTGGTGCTTGCAGGTGCTTTTGCTGTTGCAATTGATAAAAATGCCTTGACAAATCTTGTTCAGCCAAGTATAATGGTCTTATAGTCAAAAAACAGAGGGAAAACCTTGAATCTAGTAACCGTAATTGGTGGAACTAAGAAACAACGCGAATTTACAGAGAAGGTTGTGCAGCATTGTATTTCAAAATTGATGCCCAGACACAGCACTTTAGAGATTGAGGTTCAATTGACTAAATGTCTAGATAAGGGCGCGTATGGTTACTGCCATGCAGATGAGGGGACTACACGATCATTCGTGATTGAGGTAGATAAACGTCTATCTAAATTTAAAAATAAAAAGACAAACAAACAAGGACTAGAAAGGTTCGTTGAGACAATTTGTCACGAAATGGTACATGTATGGCAGACCGTTACGGGTCGTATGGTAGATCGTGTATATCCAGCGAAACTTGGTGCGCGTAAAATGTGGAAAACTAAAGACGGTTCTTATGTGAATCATACAAAAACCGCATATTCAAAACAGCCATGGGAACGTCAAGCATATCGTATGCAGGGCAGTCTACACAAAGGTTTTAACAGGGCGCAAAGACATGGAAGACTATAAGATTAATTTATTGAATAACAGAATTGAAGCTGTATATCAATTACAGAAACGATGTACAACCAAGTGGAGTAAAAACTACTGGAGCAATGTACTCCAAGCATTAATTAGAAAAGCACAACTTGAACATTAATCATGTATATTTGTATCTGCAAAGGTGTAACTGATACCGCAATTCGTGAAGCAGTTTGTCATGGTGCTAAACGGATGAAAGATTTAAAAGAGTGTCTTGGAGTGAGTACGCAATGTGGTATATGTGCTGCTTATGCACAAGAAGTATTGGATCAAGAATTAATGAAACACAGCATTAAAGAAGAAAGAACTTTTATATAGAAGTACCTTGACTTTTTTTCCACGAAATGGTATCATAATACTATGAATTTTTATACAAATGTTCTTCAGTATGGCAATTTTCTTTTGGTACGCGAGGTCAAAAATGGCGAACGCAATTTAAACAAACGTGTAAAATATTCGCCAACATTGTTTGCTCCTGTAGGAAAGAAAACTCCATACAAAACCCTAGATGGTAAATACGTCACAGACATAAAATTTGACACCATCAAGGAAGCCAAAGAACATGTTGAGGCATACAAATCTCAGCCTGAACTTATCTACGGCAATACTCAACACCCATATAATTACATTGCAGACCAATACAAAGGGCGTGTAGAGTTTGATATTGACCAACTGATGATGGCAACAATTGATATTGAGGTCAAATCAGAGAATGGGTTTCCTTCTCCAACCGAAGCAAAAGAAGAACTATTATCCATTACCATCAAGAACCATCAGTCCAAGAAGATTGTGGTATGGGGTGTTGGTGACTTCACAACAGAACGTAAGGATGTTACTTATATCAAGTGTGAGACTGAAGTACATCTACTCAAAGAGTTTATTGTATTCTGGGAACGACACTATCCAGATATCATCACAGGCTGGAACACAGAGTTCTTTGATATACCTTACATATGTAATCGAATCATCAATCTGTTTGGTGAGGATGAACTTAAACGGTTGTCGCCTTGGGGTTCAGTACGAGAAAAATCTGTCTACAAGATGGGAAGAACACAACAAGCATATGAAATTGCAGGGATCGCATCTCTAGACTTCATGGCACTATATCGTAAGTTTACATACACAGCACAAGAATCCTATGCTCTTAATCATATTGCAACTGTTGAACTCGGTGAACAAAAAGACGGTAATCCTTTTGAGACATTCAGTGAATGGTATCAGAAAGATTGGCAGTCGTTCATTGAGTACAACATACAGGATGTTGAGATTGTTGATAAGCTAGAGGATAAGATGCGGTTGGTCGAACTATGTCTCACTATGGCATATGATGCTAAGGTCAACTACACAGATGTGCTGGGTTCAGTGAAGTATTGGGACATTCTTATCTACAACTATCTACGTGAAAGAAACATTGTCATACCACAAAAGGTTGCACATGAGAAATCAGAGAAGTTTGAAGGTGCGTATGTCAAAGAACCACAGGTGGGTATGCACAAGTGGGTGATGTCTTTTGATTTGAACTCACTGTATCCACATCTAATCATGCAGTACAATATATCACCAGAAACATTGATTTCCAGCAAACCAGTAACAGGGTTAGTGGATAAGTTGCTTGAAGGCAAAGCAAGTAATCCAACTGAACATTGTATGACACCAAATGGTGCGTTCTTTCGGAAAGACAAACGTGGGTTTCTTCCAGAGATTATGGAAACCATGTATAATGACCGCACCAAATACAAAAAACTCATGCTACAAGCATCACAGGAGTATGAGAACACCAAAAATCCAAGACTGTTGAAAGACATATCCAAGTATAACAATATTCAGATGGCTAAAAAGATATCTCTGAACTCAGCTTATGGTGCAATCGGGAATAACTATTTCCGATACTATGACTTGATGATTGCATCAGCAATTACTACATCAGGACAACTATCTATTCGGTGGATTGAGAAATCCCTGAATATCTATTTGAACAAGCTATTGGAGACAAAAAATGAAGACTATGTTATTGCTTCGGATACGGACTCAGTGTACATTACTTTTGACCGATTGGTTGATAAGTTGTTTGGCGACAGAAAAGAGACTAGCACAATCGTCAACTTCTTGGACAAGATTGCAAATGAGAAGCTGGAACCATTTATTGAAAACAGTTATACAGCTCTTGCTAAGGTAACTAACGCATACGAACAAAAGATGGTTATGTCTCGTGAGGTTATCGCAGACAAGGGCATCTGGACTGCAAAGAAACGATACATTCTTAATGTCCACGATAGTGAGGGGGTGCGATATAGTGAACCTAAACTCAAGATCATGGGTATCGAAGCAGTCAAATCATCTACGCCAAAGGTGTGTCGTAACAAGATTAAAGAAGCTCTCAAG